CGCTTGTCACCGGCCTACACCCCGTGGATGTGAGCGGCACCTATAGCAAGGTGCTCGTTACGTCGCCCCAGTTTATATCGCTGTACGATGCCGCATCCGACACCATAAGCTACCTGCGTAGCCTCAATTCGTCCACCAATAACCGATGGACGCACGATGCGCTCAACGGCATTACCGTGTTGGTTAACGATGGGCAGGACAACTATCGCTACGATACGACCAACGGACTTTCGGTACTGTCTCCGTCTACCTTCTCTGGTGGCACCATCGGCACCACGCCAGGCGCAACACCTGACGGCGGGGCGGGCACCTATTCCTATGTGCTTCGGTGGCGCAACTCGCTCACGGGCGATGAGGGCGCAATAGGTAGCGTGTTGACGCAAGCGTCCGGTGCTGCATCCATCCTTATCTCTGCCATACCAACCTCGACAGAGCTTGGCGTGGACAAGGTTCGTATCTATCGCACCACCGTTGGCGGTAGCGCATTCTACTTCCTTGCCGATATAAACAACGGCACCGCTTCCTATACAGACAATGGGACTGTGCTCTCCAGCACGCTCTACGACGAACGCTATGGCAAGGCACCGGCTGCTGCGTGTGTTGCCAACTTCAACAACATGATACTATTGGGAGACGACAGCACGGTCTACGCATCAGAAATTGGAAGCACGGGGAGGCACTATGCGTTCAATACGATCACGCTCGGCAATGGCGACGGCGGTAAGATTTCTGCTTGCATCGCGGTATCTGGTGTGTGCGTATTCTTCAAGACCAACGGAATCTACGCAGTCAATGGCTACTCCCCCACCGGACTTTCAGCGCAGAAGCTCTTTGCGGGACAGGGTGCAGTCCATGCGTCAGCGGTGTGCGCTTCAGATGAAGCGGTCTACTACCTTACGCAAACGGGTATTTGCAGGCTTCCACTCCCGGCTGGCCGTGGCGCGCCTGAAGAAATAACCGTACAGTCCCATCGCTCCCTGTTTGAGTCCTTTACGAACGCCAACCGGAAGCAATGCAGCCTAGAGTTTGACATGCGCAACCGCCGCCTGTACGCATCGTTCGTTTCAGGCAGCGAGCCGGTAACGCTTTGCTACAACGAAAAGACGGGCGCATGGTCCCGCCAAGACCTGCCTGCCGACTCCCTTCGTTACTTCGCACTGAACGGCGCGGTGCCATCAATGTACATGGGATGGCGTGGATACTTCTGCAAGCTCGACACGGGCGATAGCGACGGTGTGCAGGTAGGCAGTAGCAGCTACGCTACGTCAGGCACCACGACCAGTAGCGGTTCGTCCAAGGTAAACGACAGCGGTGCGTCCTTCCCCATTACTGGGTCGGGGCTGGCTGGTTGCACCTTGTCGCTAATAGACCTTTCAGGCGCTTACACCGACTACACCATAAGATCCAACACCGCAACCCAACTGACGATAACGCCATCGGTTTCAGTGGCGAGTGGTAGGCAATATAAGATTGGGCGCATCAACGCATACTGGAACTCACCTAAGATCCTCGTCAACGGCAAGGGCGACGGCAAGGCAGCGCTACACCGCATGAACGTGTGGCAGAGGGCGCAGGCCGTCAGTAAAACACTCACTGTTACTTCTGAGTTCGACGGGGATGGTACAGTAGCTACGGAAAGCGCGCCAACCAACGCGACCTTAACTACAACCATAATCCCAAACTCAGGACATCGCGTGTCTGTTAAGTTCCAGAACCAGAACCCTGACGAGCCGTTTGAGATTGAAGGGTTCCAGTTCCTCATGCGGGAGGCAAGCACGCGATGACGGCTATTACGCAAAGATGGCGTACCGGATTCGGGGAGGAGTGGACGGCGACATACGAACAGTTCGCCCGCGACAGGGCTGTTCGGCGCAGGGAGCGAATAGAGATAGCAGACACGGGTTCCGTAGCAACCGTCAACACAATAAGACACAGCCTCGGATATGTACCGAGCGGTGTTTTAATCATAAACCAAGTTACATCTCCTGCCGCTGGCACTGTGGGGTGGTACCGTGAAACAACCGACAGCGATTGGACAGACAGCACCATCACGCTGAGATTCGACAACAATAACGCTCGCGTTCTTCTGGAGGTATTCTAATGGGCCTTGACATTCTCGACACACTCAACGTGGCCGGTGGCCTGTTCCCCACCATTCAGGGCGCTGGACAGTCGTTCCGCATGCGCAACGATCCGCTGCTAAACCAGACGCTTGACCAGCGACTCCAGCAGTACAACACCAATATGCGTGGCGGTGGCCCGTTTGCTGACTACATGGGTGGGTATGGACAGTTTGGTCAGTTTGGTAACGGACAGAATATCAGTCCGTTCCAAGCACAGTTCATGAACACGACCAACATGCTGAACAACCCGAACAACCCTGCGGCCATGTACCAGCAGAACCTTATGGGTATGGGGCAACAGCAACAGCCGGGGATCATGGACACTACGCAGGGTTTGTCTGCGTTCATGGGCAGGGGTGGTGGACCGGGTGGCTACCAGCCGCAGAATCAGCAGATGAACCCGTCCTTTATGGGGGGTGGCAGTAATCCGTTGCAACAGTCTGGACCTATGCAGCAGTCCGGCAATCCTAACTTTACCCCGCTATCGAGAGATGGAAGCCCGCTTGGGCAATGGGCACAGGACATGGGTGGCCGCCTCGGCCTCAACGGACAGATGGGCCAACCACAGAACGCCGGCATGCAGCAGGCCGGCGGGCCTCGTATGCCTGACAATGCTGGTATGCAGATTCGTGGCGGGCAAGGGCAACAGCAACAGCAGCAGTCGCCATTCCAGCAACTCATGGGCAACCCCACGGGCGGACAGGGCGGTGTGACTCAGGGCGCGCTCGCCAATCCGCAGGGCGGCCCTGCAAACGTCACCGCCCAGCAGCTACAGAACCCATCGCTACCCGGTGGCACGAACATCCAGAACGCGCTACAGAACCCGACAGGACAGACGACCGGGTTGATGGGCAATATTACGTCGATAGGGGCACAAGGGACGCCACAGGCCACTCAGAACGCATTGTCGCAACAGAACGCCGGGACCACCGGACTACAGAACACCTTGCAGCAGCGGGCGCTGGGGCAAGACCCTAGCCTGACGCAGCAGTTGGTATCGAATCCGCGTGGACAGACCACGGGGCAGATGTCTGGAATCAGCCAGATGGCAGGTCAAGGGCCAGGCGCACTCGCCCAACAGATTGGCGCACAACCTACCTCGATGGGACAGAACGTGCAGGACGCCATGTACAACCGTGGCGCGGCTGACATTGGACGACAGACTCAAGACCTTCAGCGCCAACTTGCGGAGCAGGCCAACGCCAGCGGTCGATTCAATGGCGGCGGACTAGACAAAGCCATGCTGGACACCGGCATGAATCGCATCCAGCAAAATGCCAACCTTCGCCAGAACATCGGTATCGAGGCGGCAAAGACCAACTTCAACGATCTACTCAATGCTAACAATGCACAGCAAGGCGACCTTCAGCGCCAGTTCAGCAACCGCATGGGCGCTGGACAGTTTGAACAGAACACCCTGCAAAACCAACAGAACAACCTGATGGGCGCGGCGGGGTTGCAGCAACAGAGTGGACAGAATCAATTCGGCAACCTGATGGGTGCGGCCAACTTTGGGCAGAATACTCTTAACAGCCTGTTCAACCAGAACCAGCAAAGCGGACAGCTTGGCTTGCAGGCACAGCAACAGCAACTACAGAATGCCCTTGGTGCCGGTGGTTTTCAGCAAAACCAGATGAACAACCAGTTCCAACAGAACCAGCAGACGGCAGGACTGGAACAGTCCGAGCTTGCCCGTCGCTTTGGTCAAGGCATGCAGTCGGCAGGACTGGAGCAACAGAACCTCCAGCGTCTATTTGGCAACAACATGCAGTCGGCGGGCCTTGAGCAGAGCGACATGCAGCGACAGTTTAGCAACCTGCTCGGCGCGAACCAGTTCCAGTTGGGCGCTGAGGGGCAGCTTGCAAACCAACAGCTTCAACAGAACCAACAGAATCTCGGTGCGTACCAACAGAACTTTGGGAACCAAATGGGCCTCGCGGGGCAGATGTTCAACGCTGGCAACGCGGGCGAGCAGCGTAGCCTTGGGCTGTGGGGCAATCTTGCAGGGCAGGCAGGTCAAGGAATGAACTATAATGACCAGCTTCTACAGCAGCTTATCGCTCAGCGTCAGGGACAGATTGCCCCGATGGTAGCGCCAAGCCCAACACAGTTCACACAGGTTGGTGGTGGCGGCGGCGGTGGCGGCGGCGGAGGTGGAGGCGGTAACAGTTGGTTGCCGCAATTAGCACAAGTAGCCGGTCAATTCATGGGAGGAATGTAAAATGGATCCATACCTAAGCCCGAACTTGATGCCCAGTCCCTACGAGCAGGTGAATGGACAGCCGAGCATTGACGATATTATCAAGCAACTCCAAGCACGCATGAGGGGCGGACAGCCGATGTCTGGAGGCACGGGGACTATGGGTACCGGCGCTATGTCTGGCATGCTCGGTGCAGGCCCGACCCCCTCGGCTACCGCTTTGTCTGAGCCGTTCGCAGGCAAGGCACCATCGCCGCTGGAGATGCGACAGTACCTTCAGGATGCACGAAAGAACCCCAATGCGGACATGCTGTACGGTATGAACCCAAACAACCTTAATGCCCACGCCACGCCGGGACTGACTATGGACCAGCGCATGGCGCAAGACCCGAACTACCGTGGCATGCGTATGTCTATGGCGTCTGGTCGCGGGCTGGGTGAGTCGCTGAAAGAATTGCCTTACGACCTGAAGCGCGGATTCAAAGGCACGAACGCCATTGGTACCGCAGTCGGCGCTGGTATGGGCATGCTGGCAGGTAAGGGCGGCAATCAAACCGAGCAAGCCCTTGCCACTACAGGCGGAACCATCGGCGCAGCACTCGGCACCATGATACCGATTCCCTTTGTTGGACAGGCGCTCGGTGGGGCCATCGGGTCTGCGGCGGGCAAGGTGCTGGGTGGGCTGTTTGGTGGCGACGAGGATGAGGCACGGAAGAAGGCTGAGAAGGACGCAAAGATAAACTCGCTGCGGGGCAACCTTGACCGTATCGCAGCCATGTACCGTGGAGGGCGACAGTAATGGCGAACGGTAACGACATAGGCGCGGCTTTGGCTGCGTTCGGCATGGGGTACATGGGGGCGAAGAAGGAGAAGAAGGAGCAGAAGCGCGAGGATGACAAATGGCAATCCCAGCTTGCCATATCCATCGCCAATCTTCGGCTTTCCCAGCAGCAGGAAGCCCGGCAGCGCGAGCAGTTCAATGCGGAGGTAAAGGCGAAGAAGGAGACGATTGCACGACAAGGACAGGAGGACGCCAACAAGGGCTACATGTCCCTGCTTGAGGACCACCAAGACCCCGTTACTGCCTACCAGATTACGCAGCGCACCCACGGCTACGCCCCTATCATGTCACCTGAAGAAGGCGCGATGTGGCAGTCGCAGTTGCTTGCTGGCAAGATACAAGAAAAGAAGGCCATGAGCGCCATTGAGAGCGCATCGGCTGGAAACGCTGCGGCAAGGGCAGCAGCGGCGCAAGAGGCAGTAATGAAAAGAGGTGCAGTACAGGCTGTTGGGCTTAATGCCCTGATGAAGTTAGCAGAACAGGGCAAGCTCCCGTTCTCTGCACTGCCGGAACTGTCGAAGCAATTCTCGGACGGAACATTGCCTCCAGATGTGTCAATCCTTATAGATAGCACGTTCAGCACGGCGGAGATAGGCAAGGATTTTGATGCTGCACCCGTGCAGAATTTGGTTGGTGATGGCGTTCTTTCGCCAGCCCAAGGCGCGGCAGCAATTGCTGCATACAAGGCAGGGACTATGCCGCCTGAGAGGGACGCCGAGATTAGTTCGTTGATAAACAAGAACAAGGAGACGGTGCGCATCCGTGCAGCGGCGGAGGAGTTGATGAAGAACGCCGACGTTCCTTCACAGGTCCGTGCAGCCATTGCCGCCGATAAGACCGGCATGCAGGCTAAGGCATTTGTAGAGCACGCGGCAGAGTACGGATTGAAGCCTCCCGTGGATTCTTCGGTCGTGTCCAATGCCCTCAATCTGCGCGAGCTTGGTGCGGACCCGAACGCTGCACTCGGTGGCCCCGGCGCAACCGTGGCTGCCATCGCGGGCGCGCCGCAACAACGAGATCCGTCACTCGCTAAAGACCTCTTTAACCTCGGCGCTGCGCCAGAGGCTATACAACAAGGCTCGGCCAATCCGAACGCCTTCACGGACGCGCTAGGCGCATTGACGGGAAAGCGTGACGCCACCGAGGGTACGAACCAGTGGCAGAAGGCGGCTGAGTTCCTGAACCTTTCCCCGCAACAGAAGGCCAGCGGTATGGCTGGGCCGGGATACCAGCAGCAGGCCATTGCGGCCACGGCGGCAGGGTTCACCACACCCAAGGAATCTAAGCAAGGTAGCGACGCCATAAAGGATGCGGCTACGAAGTCTCGGGAGATTGAGCAGCTACGCAAGAACTACATCAACCCGAGCTTTGTCGAGATGACGGTAGAGACAGACCCACTCACCGGCAAGAAGGTTATTACGCCAGTGCTAGACATGAACGGCGACTACACATGGAAGCCCGGTGCTGAAGCAGCCAGAGCGAACTACGACCGCCTCTACAAGGAAACCGTGGGTATGTCCAACGACATCGCTACAGGATTGCGCTAATGCCAGAGAACAACGGCGTCATGGGGCTTTCTACCGTAAGCCCTGAATCTCAAGCGGCAACCGATGCCATGTTCGCTGGCGTGGATGCCGCGAGTAACAGCCCTGTCATGTCAACCACAAAGAACGAGGACGAGCGCAAGCGGTTCGACGCCGGTATTGCCAAGCTATCTGGCCCGTTCGGCACCATCCTTAATGTAGTGAATCGTCCGTTCAGTGCTGTCATGGGTGCAATTGATCCATTGGATGCGTGGGCCGTCCGCAACGTCGTGCCGTTTATGGAGGCCGATGGACAGAAAGCACCTACAGCGCTCCAGGTTCCGGGACAGATGCTCAGTAACGTCAAGGATGCCCTATGGAACGGCAAGCCATTCGGCGTAAAGGAAGTGCTGGATCGTCGCGACTTGCCTCTGGTGGATGCGCCAAAGTCATTCGTTACTCTTGCGGCTATGGCGGGCGACATCGGCATCGGTTTGTTTGCTGATCCTATTGGAAAAGTGAAGCTGCTAGGTGAACTGGATGACGGGGCACGGGTACTAATGAGTGTGGCTAACAAGAGCGTGCTGCCGTCAAAGGTGGATAACGTGCTGGGCGCGATTGGCAATAAGGCTAAGGAGGTGATTAACGCCATTCCCGGCTACCGCACCGCCGTGGACTTCGTGGCAGACACCTACCGGACGCAGCGACAGACCGAGGATAAGTACGCCGGGTTCTTTAACGATCTCAAGTCGGCGGCGTTCGATCTCGACAAGGGACTGCAAGAGAAGCAGGCTGCATTGGAAGCCCTTGCCGGTATGTATAAGGGCAAGGGGATACCGGACAACCTGTTCGACTTCGCTTATGCCGCGCTGGAAAATCCCAACATCATCAACGATGGAGCAACCATCAAGCGAGTGATCGGCAAGAAGTCAGACGATGCCATCCAGCAGTTCACCCGCGATCTGCTCACTAATCGAGTTGCGGAGATCGACTCAACACTGGAAGACCTGAACAAGGGGTTGTTTTTTAAAGCCACGCCGCCCACCCCCACCGCTGTGGACGACCTTGTTGTGAAGTTTGATAAGGTGAAGGTGGACTCGATTGCAGCCAGCGCCACACGACAAGAGGAAATCGAGAGCAAACTGCGCTCCCGCCTGTGGGATTCGGTACAGAAGAAGGCAAATGGTGTGCAAGGGCTTGACTCGGACATTGCCTATCTGCAACGGCAGAACGACGCACTCGATGCCATGCGACCAGTACCGGGCGACGAGCCTACCCAGTACGTCCAGAACGCCCTGCGGCTGCGCCTTCTGGATGAGCGGGTATCGCTGGCGGATGTGTTCAAAGGTGGTGACGCAAGCAAGATAGGCGCAACGGCAACTTCCTTGCTAGACCGCGCTGGCATACAAAATTTCTTCGACACCGAGGAAGTTCTGGCGGTGGATATATTCGGCAAGGAAGTCGTGCAGTCCAAGGAAGCCAAAGAACTAATCGCCACACTGTTGCCGTGGCAGAAGCACGCTCGCTCTCTGTATGACGAGGCCCATACCATCGCTGGTGCAGACCTTCCTAAGCTACCGTTTGATAACTACATGAAACACATGCGGGTAGACGGGGCTGTATCGATCTTCCCGAAGTCGTGGAACAAGAAGCAGCGGTTCGATGACGTAGTAGCCGACTACAAGCGCTCCTTTGTGGCAAGCGGCATTGAACCAGTGGTGGCGGAGAGCCTGGCGTCCACAGCAGCAAAGAAGCTGTTCCAGTCCGACTCAGGCAAGGCAAGTAAGCTGTCTGGTGCTGAGCGACGAGGTATCTTTGAACCAATGCTGGGCCGCAAGATTGACCTTGACGGCGTAGAGATCAACGCCAGCGACGCCATCAACTACAAGGTGAACATGAACGCGGTGGACGTTACCAACCGCATGGTGCAGGACGCCGAGCGATTCAAGTACGCCACGGGTGTATTCAAGCAGGCGGTGGACCAGCACGGCATAGACGATGTGGCATTTGAGGCGTTGTCCGACGCGCAGAAGAAGCAGTTCGTGCCGGTGGAGTTTCGACTGAAGTTCCTGCCAGAGAAGTCTGTAGACCCATTCGCTGGCAAGTTCATCCCGAAGGACATGATGGAGGCTATCAACGACAACCTCGGTGTGTTTAAAAGCATTACGGACCACAAAGGCACCGGCATGCTGGTAGACTTTCTAGACAATCTTCGGCGGTCCTACTCTATGACCACGCTGGCTGTGTTCCCCGGTAAGTACACCCGCGACTTTACTGGCGCATACATCAACGGCGCGCTTGGCGGAACTATGCTGCATACGCCTACCGGCAAGATGGCCTATGGCACTGCGATCAACCTGTACGGCAAGTCCTTTGATACCCATGTGTCCAAGCTGGTAGATACCGAACAGGCCACACAGGACGCCTTTGCCCATATCAACAAGCTATTCCCTGACGCCAACATGGACACCGAGAAGATGCGCAAGATGTTGTACATCTCGGACCTTACCGGACAGGCACAGTTCAGAGACATCGGTATGGCTAAGGCTGCTACGGCTGCGATAGGCCAGCCGCAAAGCTCAGTGGATGGTATGTTCAAGAAGTTCGCCAAGGACATGATGGCCGATGTTAACCCTATGAACGCTGGCGATATGACTCGTAGCGGCGTGGCTCGCGGCGTCAACCCGGTGAACTACTTCCTGCCGTCGCGCTTCGATACAAACCCGACCTACAACTTCTTTATGAACGAGGTGGCGCGGCCTGTTGAGGATATACCGCGTGCCGCTGTTTATATGGACCACCTGATGCGCAATGGCGAGCGCGGCCTGTCGTTCGCAGAAGCCAACACCCGCGCAGTCAGGGCTGCGCGCCATTACATAGGCGACCCTACAGCCAAGAACCTGAGTGGCTTTGAGCGCAACATCGTGCCGCTCGGTGCCCCGTTCTACAAGTGGAGCAGACACAACATACCTCTACAGATACAGACACTCGCACAGGAGCCGGGCAAGTACGGCACGCTGGCTCGCTCGTACCGTAATCAATACGACCAGTACGAGGAAGATATCGACCCCGAGAACAGCCTGAAGTTTATCAAAGACAATGTAGGTGTGCCGACAAGGATGATGGAGAATAAGGACGGCGACAAGGTTATGGCGTTCGGCCTTTTGGCTGGATGGATTCCTGCCGCTGACATAGGCCAGATAGCCAACATGCTCAATCCTGACGACCAGACTGGCGTGGCTCGTGGTTTTTTTGATTACACCATGTCACAGACGAACGGATGGATTCGTGCGTCGTTTGAGGAACTGCTGGACTACGACTCACGCATGCGAGAGAAGATCAGTGATGGTAATACCAAGGAAATGTTCGGAGTGGAGGTGTCGCCTTCAACTGCGCATGCCCTTCGCCAGATACGATTCCTGAATGAGGTGGACAGACTAAACCCCGGCAATGCCTTTACCCACCTCGGGCACTTCTTTGGCACATTTGAAGGAGATAGGCCAGCCCGTAACGAGGTAGAGCAGAGCCAGCGATTCCTTCGCGTCATCACGGGTCTTACGTCCTTTGAGAACGACGAGGAAAAGGTGTTGCGTTCAGAGTTCTTCAACTTGCGCGAGGACATGCTCAAGAGCAGGAGCCAAGGACGCGGCGCAGCCAAACAAGATTTCACCTCGGGGCTAAACACGGCCCGAGGTGAAATAGATGAGACGGCTAAAAAACTTGTAGATTGGCGCAAGCGATGGAGCGAACTACAGGAGCGCCAGAACGCACAACGCAAGCAAAAGGCCATAGAGCAGAAGGCGAAGAGCTAGGCTTTCGGTGTCAGATACCACGCTACTGCGAAGGTCGCTACCGCAGCAAGTTGCGAGAAATGCCACAGTGCCGCGCATGCCAGTAGAGCAACAGCCATCCGCTTGACGTTTGATGCGCTCACATATTCCATTACGAACCCTCCCCGAAGCTCATGCTGGCGGGCATCCTGAAGCCCGTGTCGCGCACCGGGATGTCGTCATCGTCGCCACGGATACCGGGCGGTGGAACTACATTTGTCGGGGCGAAGTCGGCTGGAGACGGGCGTCCACTGTCGGCTGGTTTAGCCTTCTGTTTGCGCACGACTGGCTGCGCCGTGATTACCTGCGACTGTGCCTGAATCGTAGCGATAGCCTGGCTCATTGCCCCGCGCAGCGCCTCTACCTCCTTGCGCAACTGGACCACATCGTCCGCTTCTGGCGGTGCCGTCAGGGCGCGACGGGCGCGAGCAGTAGCTACCTCAAACTGCTCGTTCGTTTCGTTGCGGGTGTCGCGCACAACATGGGCGAGGACAGCAACGGTATTGCTAATCTCGCCAATGGTGCCGACCACCGACTGCTCGATTCCCTGTACTCGCTGGTACAGCCCACCCAGCAGCTTGTCAAGTTCTGCGACCTTGGCGGTCAGGGTGGTCCACGCCAACGCCTCTTGTGGGTTCGTCTGTTTGCTGTCGCTCATGCTTCACCTCTTTGATTGAGAGTGTCCGTTATTAGATACTCTGCGTATGTGGTTGTGGTGCAACTACTGGGGCGGTTGCGGTTGATACGGTCCATCAGTCCGGGCGACAAGGTAATGGCAGTACCCTCCTGTGTTACCAATCGCCGCACAATCTCGGACATTGTAACACCTTGTTGCTGCGCCATAAAGGCAAGGGCAGAGCGGGCCTCCAGTCCTATGTCTACCTTTACATCGCCAGACTGGTACTGAGGGGACAGTGGGGATCGCGGCACCCGCTTGCCGTACTTGCGGCGTTGAACCTTGGGTGTGTCCGTCATCGCGCACCTCCATTCCCTTTTGCGTAGTGGTATATGGCGAGCGCATCGGCGGTCTTGAGGGTGATGTGTAAGTTGGGGTAAAGCTCCTGCATGCGCTTCTTGATGGCGTTCTTCCGCTCCTTCTTTTCCTTGGGTACTGCGCCCAGCACAGCCTTCATCCACTTATTCGGTAGTACCTGTTCTTGTGATACACCCAGCGCTATCAAGGCGTACTCGATACCGCCACAGTGGCGGGCAAACGTGGCGGCTGACGGCCCGCTGTTGCCAGGCATGTAGGTTCCTGTCCGCTCCCATACACACACGGCGTTGTGGCCGATGGGTTGCGCGAGCTTGGCTGATACAAGCTGGTTCACGATGTCGCCGGGCGTGTCGCCCATCGGCCACAGCTTGATGTTACCTTCACGGTCGTCAAATACGATTGCGCCTGATGCGCCAGGGTCGATGGCTATCATATCAGCTCTCCCATTGTTTCGCTTCCATCCAACTCAAACCCACCCCCACCGCGCCCATACAGAGCGTCGATGGTGCATCCAAGCGCATCGGCTATCATGGGTAGCGATACCGACCGTGGCATGCGTGCGCCTGATTCGTACTGACAGACCACGTTGAACGACAGACCGACGCGGCGGGCGAGCTCTGCCTGTGTGATGCATACCTGCTCGCGCAGTGGGCGAAGGCCGGTCAGCATGGGCGCGCCTCCGTCGTCGCGATTACGGCGTCTGCTTGCCCAATCGTGATTGGATTGAATCCATCCAGCATCGCGGCAATGTCGGTCTTGCCCCGGCGCTTGTACCACTTGAGCACGATGAAGCTGCCTGAGTCTGGGTATGGCAGAAGCGCGGCATATTCATCCTCGCAGTAAACGGCATGGATGTCAGCAATTTTCCTTAACACATTCATCGTGGCACAGTTCCAGTTGTCGCCGGTAAATACGCCGTCTGGAAAGGCACACTTAGGGTCGGACCCTTGCCATGTCTTGCCGCGCGTTGCGCAGCGCGGGCACATACTCATGATTGCTCCTTTCCCGTGGCTACTACCGCCTCATACGCCGCCGTGAGCGTGTCGAGTTGCGCGGCGGTGAGTAGGTTGACAAACTCGCGCGTCTTGTCGTATCGGACACGGGCGTTTCGCTTGGCTCGTGCCTCTGCGATGTCGGCAAGGCGTTCGGGTGTCGGTTCGTGAATGTACACGAAGCGCCACCCACCACCACCGGCCATCAGGCCGTTTTTCTTATGGTACTTTTCGCCATTCACTGTGACGTGAATCTTACCAACCTTTTCTACGGTACCAATGCGCTCGTGGTCAATCACCACCGTATCGCCTACCTTGAGGTTATCCATCCAGTTCATTGCGATTGCTCCTTTGGTTGCGTCGCGACGACGGCCTCGCATATGGCGCGGGCGAAGTCTGGAGCCTCTGCAAGCGCAGTAGAGCCGAGCATTCCGTCTGCAAAGACCGAAGTGTTTGCGCTGTTTGCGACAATCCAGCACCCTCTCGCACACAGCACCGTCAGCAGGTCTTGCGCGCACGCGCCAGGGTCGCGCGGATAGTCGGGGCCGATGTAGTGCGGCGTGGGTGCAGTGCCGTCCTCCTCGAACCAGTACACGTCTGGCCCGTCGCTGTCGATGCCCACCTTCGGGTGCTCAGGCCCAAGCCCCGCCGCGCGGGCGATCTGTTCGGGGGTTAGGCTCATGGCATCTTCTCCACGTATGCGCGCAGCAAGGAGATAAGCGCGGGCGCGTAGCAGAACAGGGTGGCGGCGATAATCATAGCTGCACAGCCGCAGCCGCTCAGGTCTACGCTGTGGCGCGTGGTTGATTCTCGGGTTACGTCCATGATGTTGCGCTCCAATCGGCTGGCTTCGTGGCGGTCCCATGGACAGGCAGGGGCTGCACCCAGTCTGGCGTCTTGGGGTCCAAGTACGTACAGATCAGGCCCGGCCCGTTAATGATGGCCAGCGGGTATATGCTGACTATTCCGGGGGTGTGGTCAGGCATCAGTCGTGCTCCCAATGGCCATCGGCCATGTTGTACCAAACGTCTACACAGCGCCATTCGCCGCTTTCTGCGAAGTCGATAAGCGCATCGGTGGGTGGCTTCACCTTGCGCATGAACTTGCCGCAGCATTTACATTTGGGTGTCATTTCTTCTCTCCGTGCGTCGGGTACTTTGGGTCACGCGATTCGATGCTGCTATGGCGCTTGCGCATGCCGTTCACCACGCCCATGTTCCATGCTATCCACTGGTTGCGCTTCTCTTGCTCTGGCAGGAAGCACCCCTTGTCTGCGACGCCGTACAGGCCATAGTTGTAGCCGTGTTGGTAGGCTTTGCGCTGGTTCATTGACACTCCTTCATCCGCCACTGGCGGGTGTTGTTTGTCGTCGAGGTAATAGGCTCGTGGTACTGACACCCCGCACCCTCTAGGTAGTAGCTTGTCAGTGATTGTTTTGCGTAGTATGAATTCGCGTCTTTACATCGCCCATATGGAGAGATCAGTATGTTGGTGCTCCATTTGGCGCAGTTACCATCGTTATCCACGCTGCACCTCCCCTGCGATGCACAGCGCGGCCTCGGCTGCGGCCATGAGGGCTTCGTGGGGGTCAATGCAACGGATCAATGCACTGCAAAGCACTTTGTCGGGCAGTATCGCACGGCACACGTCCCACAGGTCCGCAAGGTGCTCGCGGTCGAGGAGGTCGGGCGGGTTGCAGACGACAAGGCTTCGAGTCTTACACCCAGTCAGCGACCACATGACTGGATTGCCACAGTGAAACCATTGTCTGTACGCCTCACTGAAATATTCGTTTCGGGTCAACCACCACTCCGCCTTGCTCGCCCTGAACTCAGGCGAGCGCGCGGCCAGGGCCTCAACGACGGCGCGGGAGCGGGCGAGGTTATCGTTGCTCATGTTGTTTTCGCCTTCCTGTACGGAGTGATAAGCTGTCCGTTTTTCATATACCACCCAAGTCTGCGCAGCCCAATTTCCTCTTTGTGTAATCGATCCACGTAGGCGCGACGGCGCACTCGCACTCTATATTTATGTTTAGTGCTCATCCCTTCATCTCCTTCCATGCGGCGTAGAGGGCTAGGTGTAGCTGATCCGCAAAGAAGTCCTTGTGCTCAACCACGACGTGCCACCAGCCGCTACCATCAACCCATATAGAATCAATCTTTGCACGCATCGCATTCGCCAGTGCCGCCGCGAACAGCCCCGCGCCGGGCATCCCGCTGTCGGGCAAGGGCCAGAGGCAGCCGATGGGTTCTTCGCCTTGATTCATGCACCACGCGCAGTCGTATTGTTGGTTGATGCACTTGCAGCGCGAGCAGCCCAGCACCCCGGCGCGTTCAGCGGTATGGCGAGGGCGTGGGCGAGGTCGGTGGAGGTCATTGGTACTGGCGCGAGCGTGTGAGGTGCCCCTGTGGTCGTGTGGTCATTCATTGCTATAACTCCTCTGCCCTACGGCCCATGCTGTCATGTGTTTGCTTCCCATCGCCCACGCCCTCCTTCACCACACGGCGAACGGAATAGACAGACTCCATTAGCCCATTTGCGTGCCGAATCTCTATGCACTCCACAGGCCCCAGCCGCGCCACCTCGGCGCGCAGGGCGTCGCGCTCTGCTTCTGCGGCTATCCGCTTTTGTTGCTCCGCCATGCTGTCCTCTGCCGCGAGTTTTCGCACACGATCCATCGCCTCGGCCTGGGTGCGTACGAGGGCGAGCAGGTCGCGGATGTCGGTGGGGGCGTTGGCGATGAGGGCAAGGTTATCCGCCATGTCTTGCGGCGATACCCATTGGCCATTCATCTGCGGGCCTGTGGTGCGACCGTTAGCGATCGGCAAACCCTGTCCGTTGCGTACCTCGCTGCTACCGTGCAGCTTCCACGGTTCCGGCGTTGCCGCCTCCAGCCGCGCCTCGATCTCCGTCAGTCGGTCGTAGTCGATGCTCATATTAGATTTCCTCATGTGTGGCGCATTGGTAATCCTTGCGCTCGCGCTTGCTATATTCGCTCCAGCACTCCTTGCAAAGCACTGGGTGCCCGTGTGGGTGTTTGAAGTACGCCATGCAGCCCGAGCAGCAATGACCCTCGTAGTAATCCTCGGCAATCTCACCCATTGGAGGCTCCTTCCGTCGCGGCCAAGTAGGCGCGTCCGCGCGCGCGGGGTTCTGTGTCGCTCATTTCACAATCTCCCTCGTTTCGGTTGTGGTGCCATCGGCCCGCTCCATCGCCGCGTCGAGCGCGGGGTCTGCGGCGCGCATGGCCGCGATGATGGCTTGGACGGGCGACAGCGCATCGTAGAACTCGCAATTCGGCGCATCGCACGCTTGGTAATGCCTGCCGTCGTCTTTCCAGTAGACTTGCAGTTGGTTGAAGCACGACCACCCCACCAGCGCGCCCAGCCACACCAGCGCATCAGTGTGGTCGCTCAGCGGGTCGGGTGTGGAAAGGTAAATCCTTGTGTGTTTTTCGTAGACAGATGAGCAGTTTGGACAAATAGCGTTTTTGCCACGAAACGTGCTGGGGCTCGACGTTGTGTGCTTGCATGCGCTGCAAAAATGGACGCTGCGCCTCCTGTACAGCCACGGCGCTTTGTCATAGCTAGCGGCGTCGCCAAGGTGTTTAGCAAGGGTTTCGGCGCGGGTCATACTCACACTCCTTTCGCGTCGTGGTATGCCGCGTCGGCCATTGCTTCGCGCCGGGTATCGGCTGAGTACGGGCGCAACGGATTCGGCTCGTCGAGGTAGTCAGGTGTCTCGCTGCTGGTGCGGCATCGCTTCCTGTCGCACAGCATGTCATCGTCTAGGTCGTCGCGCATGGCAGACTCGCCACACCGGGCGCACTCGGTCATGTAGTCGTCCATGCTGCTGTCGTAGGCGCTCTCGGGCGCGCCGAAGGGGATGGGGTTCATACGTACTTCTCCTTTGGCGTCCGCTTGATGAGCGGGAACTCGGTGTTCGGGCAGCCTTTGCGCACCCAATCCTTGAACGGCGGCGTTTCCTTGAAGTGCATCTTCTGCGCCTCGGTAAGCCGGTCGAATGCCCAGCGCTCGGCATCGCTCAACTTGTCGCGATCCACCATGATGCGGGTAACTTCCTCCACGGGCATGTTCCTTTTGGTTCGCAGGAACGCCTCAAATCTCAGGCGCTCACTGGCGGGTATATATTTGAGTTGTGATACGACTGTTGCAGGGTCGGCCTTGCGGCGAACCGCCAGCTCGATCTCGTTGCGAACAAGGGCTTCGTAGCCAGCCTGTATGAGCAGGTTGGTCGGTATTTCGATATCATCCATGTCAGGCATTTCAACATCGAAACCGTGCGACCTGAAGCAGTAGATGCAACCACTCACGACCGCCCCTCCCACAGCGCCACCTCGCGCTCCCTGCGGTTCGCCAGCCCTTGCACCCGCACGCCGTTGTCATGTACCCAACGGCGCATCTGTGCGGGTACGCTGTCGTATTGCCCAGCGTTCAGCACACGGCGTAAGGTGCTCGCTGCGAGCGCGCCACTGCCAATGTTGAAGGCAAACGACACCAGCGCGTCGAACTGGTGCTGAGCGAGCGGCACCGACACGAGGCGGTTTACGTCGCGCTCGGTCTTGGCGAGGTCGCTCTTGAGCAGCAGTACGACATCGTGATCGGCCAGCCCTGCGCTGTACTTGACAGGCTTACCCGCAATCCACACCTTGCCGCTGGCGCGCTCGCTCTTGTTGAGCAGGTGTCCGACGCCGATGGTCCAGGCCTTGCCGCTGTCGAGGTAGGCATGGCTGCGGACACCTTCAAGCTCCTTGATGAGCGCGATGCCCTTGTCACTGATAGTCATGGTCATAGTAAATCCCTCGTTGTTGGTTGGAGTGCGATGATTAGCCGAACGGAATGTAATCCCATGTCGCCGCCGCCTCGGCAAGCGGTGCCCAGTCAGTCACCTTGCTGGCATCCGGGTGGCCCTGCTCGCGAAGGAACGTATCCCAAGCCGAGCCGTGCATGTCCTTGGGTACGTTCTGCTTTACCAGCTGCTGCTCCACGATGCCCCATACGCTCTCGATGGTGTGCTGGGGTGCGGACGTCGGGACAGGCGGGACGGACGGCGTAGCGGTCGCTACAGGCGTACTGGCGGGCACGGGACGAGGTGCGGAGGAGCCAACACTACGCGGCAAGGCGGGACCAGCCGAACCGAGTAGGGCGCGAATCTTGGAGCCGATAGCCTTCTGGACCGACGCGGCCTTGCTGGAGTCGAACTCCTTGCGGGCGGGACCGTCGCCGTCGTCAATGTGGTTCAGCCACGAAACCTCGGTGCGCACCTTGCCCTTGTACTCGCGCTCCTCCACGGTGATCTTAACGTGCTTACCAACAAACCCATCAACCGTCATCAGGTCGCCGTTCCAGTCGAACACCTTGGCGAGCAGGCGAATCTTGCCCTCGTTAACCCCGCCGTCCTTCTGTTCAAGGTACTGGTCGGCGGTGATACCCCAGCCGGTTTGGTCCATCGTCTCGTAGTCGCCGTTGTCGTTCTTGAACTCGTACCCCTCAAGGTACAAGGAGATCGCACTAAGGTCGTTCTGTCCAAGGCGGTCCACAATGGCGGATTTCACGATGGCCTTATAGCGGCCCTTCGGTAGCAATGGCATGGTATTGATTCCTTTTGAGTCTGGTTACTTGTTGAACAGCGCGCGCCACAAGGCATCGTCGCCGTAGTCGTACGGGATCGGGTCGGACAGGCTGCGCGACTTCGCCCAGCAGGTAGCGGTTTCGGTCGGGTAGATGGTACGAGAGCCAGAGCCGGTGGCCTTGCCGTGCTTTTCCTTGCTTCCCTTCTTGGCTTCTACGTCATAGCCGATATACAACAGGTGGTCGCACCATTCTTTGATAAACCGGCGAATCGATACGGACTTGTCCTGATATAGACGCGGCTCATACCTGATCCAATCGGCTCCTTCGGGGTTCGGCACGCTCGCTACGCTGTCGTGCATCAGTACGATGACGTTGCGGCCCTTGGCGACATGCACGTTAAGCTCGTTGCGCAGGTCGTAGAAGGTATCCTGAAGGTAGCGGTAGCCCTTGCCGTAGCCGTAGCTCTCGATAGATGTGACATGCTCTCCTTTCTCCATTGGCACCGTTTCGACAACGTGGTTGATAGCCATTGTCTCAGCCTCGGTCATGGTATCGATCGCGATGGTGTTGACACCTGCGAAGATGTCGCTGTCGCCGTCCGTTACCGTCAGCAATTCGCCCCATGTTTGGATGCCCTGTACCGACTGCGGCGACAGGCCAAGCTCGTTCAAGCGCGGCATCAGGATGCCAAGACTGTCCTCAATATCCACAAACCCTACAGGGCCGGCGGTGTGCTCGATAAGGGCCGCAAGGGTTGTTTTGCCGGTGCCGCCTGCGCCGTAGATGCCGATCTTCTGGCCGCGTGGCACGGGAGGGCCGATACTGAACGTTTTGGTGGGCGTGCGGCTCGGCACGGATGCGCCGGGACGCGACGTTGCGGTGGGTGGCATGCCCATGTTATTCGCTCTCCTTCGCTGGTTCGATCATCTTGTTGTGTTCCATCTTGCCGATTACAAACGGTCCAATGGTGTCGTAATTCAGGGGACTCGGGCTATCCGGCTCCCACCGCTTGCCCTCGCCAAAGGCGTACATGCAGGCGCATCGTATTAGGTGCCGCACCTCGCTATCTGTGTAGGTGGTCATCGTTTATTCCCTCGTTGATTGTTGTTACAGACTGCCCACCACCACCACAGCGGCCCATATGGTAGCTGCGGCAAGGGCGGCGAACAGACAGGAGCTGATAGTCCTCATCGCTCATTCTCCACGATACAGGAGACGCACAGTCCGTCCTCGGCGTCCTTTGGGTTGAGTGGCTTGCCGCACTGCTGACAGGTGCCTTCGGGAAAGCGTTCGTTGTGCATTAGTCGATCCAGCCAGCCTTACGGGCGGCGGCGATGTTCTCTGGACCATTGGTTGATTCGCAGTCGCCAAGCTCGCGAGCGAGCCAACACCCAAGATTCGTAAGTTCAGCGCTGCCGTCGTCCACATTCCATCGCCGCACGAAGTCCGCCATGCACATGCTCAGCCGCACGGCGTTGGCGAACTCGGCGGGGTCGATGCCTTGCGCGTGACAATCTTTGGAGTAGATGCGTGCCACTGAATCGCCGGGGCCACTTCCGGGTGAAAAGAAGTGCTCCTTGGTGTCAAACGTGTCCAGCGCCCGCACGAACGGCTTGGGCTTGTCGAGTTGCGCCTGGAGGTCGGCGATGCGCTGGGTGGCGCGCTCTTGGTCTGCGCGGGCGGCGGCGAGCGCGGCGCGGATGTCGGGGGTAGTACTCATGACTGTTGCTCCAGCCAGCCGTCTGGCACCTGCTTCACTTGCTTGCCGTTATCGCGGTAGAAATCGGCCAGCGACTCGCGAATCTCTTCCCATTTGCCATCGAAGTTACATACGTACATCTACTATTCCCTCTGCGCTCTCGCGCGTTGTGTGTGGTGCTGGCCGGTGGCGACTTGCCGCGCATGCGCCTTATAAGTACCAAGCAGTGGACGCACACCGGCCAGCAAAATCGTTGTGTTACTCAGGCACCCACGCCTTGCCCATGTTCGTCGGGCTGTGCGGCTGCCGGTCGGGGTCGAAGGCGGGGTCGTTCAGCGCCGCCCATGCGCCGCCGAAAAGCACGTAGGCGACTATCAGGACGCACACGAGGCCCATCAGGAACGATTCCATTGCGTTGCTCATGCCGCACCTACTATGCGCGACGCGGAGCGCATGAAGCCCTCGGCATAGTTGCGCAGGTGGTGCATGGGCGCATCGGGCGGCACAATCTCGTTAAGGGTGCGCAGTCGCTTGCGCAGGGTGCCCATAGCGGATGGGCTGGGCGTGTCGCATGGGAGGAGGGCGAGCGCGACCGGGCGGTCTGTGTTGGTGTCTTGCCTCATCAGGGCAAGTTCGCGAGACGATGGGAAATACTGAATAAACATTTTATTCTCCACGGTTTAGCCCGCGCACTATGCGCCGACTGAATGCAGTATATCAGGCTTGGTTTGCTTTGTCAACAAGATTATTTATCTGCTCCACCGCCCATAACGCCGCCCGTTTGCGGCCAGCCCATGCCGTGCTGTCGTCGCCCTTGATACAAACGCCTTTTAAGGCACCTGTGACAGCCGCCACGGCCTTTTGCGGGTCCGCCCCGCCTAGACCCGCGTAGGCGAGTACCTGGCCCTTATGGAGCACGCAGATGCAGTTACGGGCGGTGAGGTGTGCGGTCATGATGCGCTGCTTTTTTGTGCGTGCATGGCTATCACCTTGGGCCTTTTCTCGACATATGGCGCAAATCCCTTTTGTTGTCGAGCCATAGCTCTAGTGCTGCTCCTTCTTGCGGTAGCACGGGCCACATCGGCGTCGTAACAGGTTTTACACCTTCGATGTCCACACGGGCGAATGTATGTGTTTTCAGGGGTGAATTCATGTCCACGCTTACAATGCGTTTCGCTTGACCTGTTGCGCTTTCCTTTCTTGCTCATTCGACCCTTCTGTACCGCATCGGCCATATTGTCCGAGTGAGTTCCAAGCCAAAGATGATGCGGGTTTACGCAATTAGGGTTGTCGCATGTATGGCATATACACAAATCCGGTGGCGGTGGTGTTCCGTGGTATATCCAATAAGAAATACGGTATACATACATATAGCTACCGAAAACACTAATCCTGCCTCTGTTTTGACTTACGACACAGCCGGTCCAAGGCCAGCACTCGTCCCTGCCTAAAACCTTTACCTTAGACCACATCCTGTGTTCCAGTGAGTTTGACATATGCGCCTCCAAAATAGACGCCCCGGAATGCGCTTGCAACAGCTTGCCGTAAAGGCGTGCATTCCGGGGCGAGGTTGGCATATTTCAAGATCCTATACGGCTAGTAGCTGTTGCGTTGTAATACTAACACGTTTGTCGGTGGATGTCAATCCGAAATCTGGTCGGCAAGCCAAGTGTATAGGCGGGCGCGGGTTTCGGTTGACAACTTGGGATTGTTGCTGCTGATTATCATCCCAATTTCAAAGGCGTTTTTCTGGTCGGGCGTCTGCCGCTCAATGGAGGCGCGGATAAGGCGCTCATATGCTACCGCTGCTTGGATGCTCATGCCGCACCGCCCAGCGCCGCGAGGGCTTGGCAGGCAATGTCGTTCACTGTACGGAGTCGGCGGGCCATTGCTCCGGGCGTCTCTTGGTGTTGGAGACAGTGGGCGCTCTCCTCGGTGACGCAGGCCGTCAGCGCCTCGCGCGCCTGTTGCAGGGCTGCGGCGGGGTCCGGGATGCCAGCGCAGGCGTTCAGGGCCGCGCATACCTTAATGGCGTCGCTGTCGCGGGTTTGCTGATATCCCGCCTCCATTGCACAAATACGCCCCCGTGCCGACACGATACAGGGCGCGCCGCCGGTGTTCTCTATCCAGTATTTTGGCTTGTTCATTAACTTCTCCTTCTGCGCGTGTAGCATGCGCGCCCCGCGTTTGTGGGTTAAGTGTTGGGGGTCTGCATTTCCGCAACAGTAATCATGGCCCGGATTTGTTGGTAAACTTCGCGCTTGGTACCATACCCTGAGGTGAGGGTGCGAATACCGCCGCCCTCGTTGCTCATTTCATGCACCTGCACGCCGCCATACGCACCGGACAGATGAATGTTGCCGATATTGGCCGTCATTTTCCCGCCGTCGTGATTCCACGGCTCAACTGGACGCCCTAGTAGTGTGTTAAGCCGCTTTAGTGATCCTTCAAGGTCTACCATTGTGATACGCTGCATTTTCCATTTTCCTTCACTTTACCGCCGCGCCCCATGCGCAACGTTTCGGGCTTCCGCCCATGTCCGCCCCCGTCGCGCGGGAACAGGCATGGGCGCCGGGCATTTGGACAGCCGCCCGGCGGCCTGTATGGGATGGACTATGCGCCCAGTCGGGCACGGGTTGCGGCCTGAAGCTCACGAAGCTTGGCATCGTATGCGCCGCCTCTCTCGCTGTCCAGGCCTTGCGCCTTCATGGTGTCAAGCTCGCGGAAAAGAGCGTTACACTTCTGATCGTGTTCTTTGTGTGTCATGGTGCGATCCTTCTAGGTTGCGGCCTTGGCGATGGCGGTGCGGGCTTAGGCGTGCGCTAGTTGTGCCTCTACAGCGTCAAGGTACGCTTGGGCGGTTTGCTCCAATCGTGTCAATTCGCGACATTCACCCATAGCGTTCAATTCGTCGTATACCGCTTGCGCGTCCGTGTCGGGTTCCGGTCCGTTCTCGCTCCGTGCTGGGGTATAGCCCAGTGCGCACGAAATACGATATAGATCGCTCCATTGTCCGCCATGCCAGTGTACGCATGCCCAGTACAGGCCTTGCGCCACGTCGGAATAGTTTTCCTTGGTTACTTTCGTTTCCATTTTGCGATCTCCTCGTTACTCAATTAGCCGTCTGCACTATGCAAACGTTTCTAGCGGCCCCGCGTAGAGGACTGAGTGTGCCGCCGTGCCCATTTTGTACCTGACGGGCTAACAGGGTGAAAGCTAGTCCAGCGAGTCAACCAAGACCCATTCCCCCTTGCGCAAGAAATAACATGTACCGGAATTGCTAAAGCACGCGCAATATACACGCTTCCAACGATTATTGTCCTTCACTTGATACTGAGTTGGTATCTTGCGCCCGTATCCGCTTGCCGTATAGGACAGGCCCTTTTCCTGCCACCAAAGGGGCTTGGTGCGGGTTTCGATTGGGGTATAGTCGGGCTTAATGGCGAGTTGCATAGCGTGAATCCCTTTAGTGTTAGTGGTGAAACCCGGCGGTTAGCCTGTCACGGGCGTGCAGGGTGAAAGCGCTAGGCTAATCGCACGTGCGCGCAACCTGTAAGCATGGAAGTGCACACATTTAGGTTGAAAAGAACATCGGAGATCGCATCTTCGCGATCTTCGCACCATGTCTTGGTTTCGGGATACCCTTCCAGCCAAGCATAGAACCCGTCAATCGTTCCGTGTTCCAGTGTAGCTTCCGTCAACACTGCGGGCGTGTTACCGCTTGCGATTGATTCCAGTATCTGCATGATTAGAATCCTTTGGCGTGGCGTTGCGAGTTAGACGCAGGCCCAAAGCTCTACACCATCGGCGGAATAGAGCGTAGCGTTCCCGTGGTCGTTGACCAAAAGGAAAGGCTTGTCGTGCGGGAAGTCTGGCAAGTCTTCGCCGCTATCCAATTCAGGATCGCTTCCCAGTCGCGCCTCTTTGATAAAATCCCAACACGGCCAATAGCCGTAATCCGCGCCATCGCCTTCATTCGCACCAAAGTAACAGTAATCGGGCGCATACTCGCCGAGGAGGTCAAACAGTGCATTAACAGCGTCGGCGTAAAACTCGTCTAGCGCATCCTGATCGAACGTATCCAAATCCTCGTCTGTTTCAGGCACGATCCATTCTGCATCGAATTCCATAGCGCGCGCAGGGTCAATATAGCGCAGTTCGGAAGTAAAGGAGTCATAGAGATCTTCCGGGCGCATGGTGCCACTAGAGACCGAACCGATAGATACCTTATTCATTATCCTACCCTTTCATTTCGCGGGCCACGCGGGCCGCATGCACAGAAGTGGAGACGAACGGGTATTCATCTTGCGCGCTCGCAATGGCGTCTGCCAGCGTAGGGAACGCTGGGGAAGTGCGGGCCGCAAGGGAGTAGTAGAAGAACCCCCCGCGTTTATCGGCGTGCTTAACTTCCACGTGGTCAATCGTTGTCATCATCCTACCCTTTCACTGGTAGTTTGGCTGGAGGTCAATCCCCTTGCCACGTCCAAACCATACCACACGATATACCCCTTGTCAATAGTGAATGTTTATTCAGTGGTAGCAGACAGGAACTCCTCGCCCTTGCGCGCGCGTATATAGTGGGAAGCCCATACCTACCAATCCTTATCAGTTTAGTAAGGTATCCCCAGGCGTCACAACGGGATAGCGAGAGGGGCAGGAGGTGGAGGGGAAAGGGGAGGAGGTGGGAGGAGGTGCCCGACCTCCTTCACCCATCGCCCCATCGCCCCTACCTTGCCCTTCCATTACCCCACGCCATGCAGGCAAGGGGCTGTAGGGGCATACGGGCCGCCGGGCGCAAGGGCAAAGGGTACCCGGCACACCCGGCGAGCGAATGGAGGTGGGGGAGTACCCCTCGCTTTCTACTGCCAAAAAATTTTGGACCACCTGCCTGCCAGCAGAAAGCCCGCCGGGCGTATGTGCCTGACGGGCTGTAAGGGGTGTTTAAGAGGCGCAAAAGGCGTGGGTCCAGATCTTCCTCTTCTCTTTATCCGGTCCTCTAAGATCCTCTGTCTGGTGGAAGATTGATGGAGAAGCGGTCGGCGTGGGCTTGTGAGGGTAGTTTGTGGCGGGTAATTAGGCCGTTCTTCTCAAGGGCCTTCAGGGTGAGCGCGATGGTGTCCTTGCCAGCCTTCAGGTACCGGCCGAGGGTGCGGACCGAGCAGTAGACACGGCCGTCAGTGTCTGGTGGTAGATATTGGAATAGGCCATACACCTCACAGGCGAGCCTTCTCTGTGCCCTGGTGCTGTATCGGCCGGTTGCCCGCTTACCGCCTGACCATCGGTACCGCATCAGTGCCCACTCGGCCGGATGCCACCCTTCGGCCGTAACGACTAACCGCCACGACGCCGCCGTAAAGTCGGCCGTACCGGGCGTCGCCGTACCGCAATGGTCGCGTAAGTTCGCCTCGATTCTTCGGCCGACGGTGTGTGGTGGTACCGTGAACGGGTCCACGCCGTGCTGACCCATGAGTCCCTGCGCTGTACGGGCAAGGCAAAAGCCGTCATGGTACGGATCGCCCGTGGGCGAGAACTCCATGACGGCCTGCTCTATGGCGAGCCATACCGGGACTAGGTCGGGCTTTTTCAGCAAGGCAAGCCCTGATTCCGCTTCTTCTCCCGCTCTGCCTTAGTGCGCCCGTCGTGCTGCATCTTGATGCCCATGTGCTTTCGCTCACGGAACGCCACCATGACGCTGCAACCAACCAGCTTCGCCATAGCCTTGTCGGACATCGTGCCCATAAGGGCGTAATGCTCCTCGGTAAACTTCGTCTTGCGGCTATCAGGGGCTGTAGGGACGCCGTGGTCCCTGCGGTACTTCAGCACCGTGTGGTAGCTACACCCTGCCTGTAGGCCCACCTGCTTGTCACTGGCAGTACCGGCAAGGCGCGCGATAGTCTCGTGGACCTCGGGCGGTAGCTGCGGCTTGCCCCGCTTTCGCAAGTCCTCACCAATAGGGATGTTGCGCGCATAACGTACCTGCCTCACACGCTCCCGACTGCACCCGGCGAGCTTGGCGATTGCACTGTCGCCGGTATTACCCAGCAAGTGCATGTATGGATCGAGCTTTGATTTTGCCATGCGCTATTATATACTGGATTGGCGTATCGTGTCAAGGCCTAAAAGGAGCAGCGTTATGTTGAAACCCGCCCGCCGCGTCGTCGGTACCTTCTGGTTCCAGTTCGCCAACCAGATGGCCGCACAGCACTTCACGAAAATTATGTGGTTCCTCAGCCTCTTGGCCGCTGGGGTGCTGGGCTGGGTGATGGGATAAGAAAGTGCTTGACAGGATAGAAAGTTTGTGGTAAGATCTGGTTGTCGAGGCGGTAATGGCTGGGAGGCCGGTAGCCGCAAATACTCGACAGAAGGCAAGCTATGATACCCTCTAAACCGAAACCCGCCGTGAGCTATTGCGTTAAGTCCTTCGCGCAACCCAGCTTCTCCCCTCGGCGGGTTTCTTCTTTTTGGAGGTATGATGGCTGACTCACACCGCGAGGACGCTAGACCGTCCTTTCAGTTCTACCCAAAGGACTGGCTGTCCGACACCGAGCTACGGATGTGCAGTCTTGCCACCCGTGGACTCTGGATAGACCTGCTCTGTATCATGTGGAACGCGCCCGTCCGAGGCACACTCATGTTCTCACCTGATGGAATTTGCCATAGCAAACTGGATGGCAAACGCTTGGCAAGGACTTTAGGTTGCCATGAGGATGCTATAGCTGAGGCCACCGCAGAACTCCTTGAATGTGGTGTTGCGAGCCTTGACGAGGAAGGTTTTCTTTACTCTCGCCGCATGAAGCGAGAGCACGGCCTTTCCGAAATACGCTCTAAAGCAGGTAAGGCGGGGGCAGAAAAGCGCTGGAATGCCAATGAAAATGGCAAACAGGATTTTGCTATGGCAAAACCGATGGCAAAACATGGCCCTCCTTCTTCTCTTGCTTCTTCTTCTCCTACTGCAATTAAAGATCAAGATAGCTCCGAGCCGCCTTCCGGCGACTCAAAGCCGCCAGCCGGTGTTCCTGTATGGCACCCGACCGAGGCACAGAAGTTCCTAACTCATCCAGGGCCGTACGAGGTAGATGACGCCGACATCGCTACATGGCTACCGGCTGTCGCCTGTAACGACGAGCGAGGATGGCCCCTGACACGACTTCACCTCAAAAGCCTACTCGATGCCTACCAACCGGCCTTGAGCGCCGTGGCGGCTGCCACAGAGGTCAAGAAAGCGAAGGCGTGGCTGGAGAACAACCCGTCCAACCGCAAGACGCCGTTGGGTATGCCCAAGTTCCTGAACAACTGGCTGTCGAAGGCCGTGAATGGCGGTAAGCGATGAACACACTATCCGACACCATTGCCGAGCAGTCCGTGCTTGGCGCTATGCTGCTCAATGAGCAATGCCACGCCGAGGTGTTGGCGATCCTCGGGCAGTCCCCTACGGTATTCCACGACGCCCCTAACGCCGCCATCTATGGCCGCATGCTTGACATGGTAGGGTTGGGTCGGGCTATCGACCCCTCCGCTCTCTTGTCCCATACCATCCACACTGGATGGCTTGACAGGTGCGGCGGCGCGTCCTACATGGCCTCGCTGGCGTCAGTGACCCCGACCAGCGCCAACGCCGAGCAGTACGCCCGTACCGTCAGGAGGATGTACGAGTTACGGGAAATCGCCACCACGGCACAGCGACTACAGGAATCCGTAGCTAAGCCGGGCGCAGACCCTGCTGACATCCTTTCCGCGCTCAACAAGGACGCGGTACGGATTTGTGGCATCCGTGAGGACGAGGGGCTTGTGTGTGTCGCTGACGACCTCGAAGCGGCGGTGTCGGACATTGTGAACCTTTACGAGTCCGGGACGACTGGCGGGCTTCTGACGGGTATCCACGGGCTTGACAACATCCTGAACGGACTGGAAGATGGTAACCTCATCATCCTTGCCGCCCGGCCCGGCATTGGCAAGAGCGCCATCGGCCTAAACATCGCGGCCAACGTGGCGGAAACCGGCAAGAAGGTTTTATTCTTCACACTGGAAATGCAGCGCAAGGAAAACCTGCACCGACTGCTGTACATGAAGGGTGCTATCAGCAAACGCAAGGTGCTGGGTAAATTCATCTCGAAACCTGACCTAGCAGGTAAGCTATCGAAAGCTGCCCAGTCAAACTGCATGAACAACCTGTGGGTGGACGGGTCGTCCCGCAACACCCCACTACAGATTCGCGCCAAGTGCATGCGCGCTGCGGCCCGTGGCCCTGTGTCGCTAATCGTAGTAGACTACCTACAGATCGTATCGCCGTCCGACAGCCGCGCACCCCGAGAGGTACAGGTGGCCGAGATTAGCCGGTCACTAAAAATCCTTGCTGGCGAAATGAACTGCCCGGTGATTGCGATGGCCCAGTTGAACCGTGACGCACCCAAGAGCGAGCGCCCCGGCCTGCACCACCTTCGCGAGTCCGGCTCCATCGAGCAGGATGCCAACGTGGTGGCTATGCTGTGGGCGGGCGAGCAGTCGGTTGTCCATGTGTCGGTGGAGAAGAACCGCAACGGGCCTACGGGTGAGTTCGCTGTGGTGTTCGATAAGGAAACGCAATCGTTCAGAGAGTACGCGGGCGGATATACCGCACCGAAGAAGCAGAGCGGTATCGACGCAGCAATGGCGGCGCTGGCACCGGCAAGCGAAAACACCTACGAAGAGGAGGACGATGAATGGGATCGATTCTAACGGCGAGTGATTTACTGGAGTTCAAACTCGATGGACTACCCGACATCCGTGACGACCTCGACAGCGGCAACATGGTCGTGAGTGCAGCCAAGGTGAAGCGCCTGCTGTCCGCGTTCGATTACGTGGAGCAACTCCATCGCAGCGACCCGCCCGCTACCGTCTACACACAAATCACGCCCGGATCGGCGGTCTACCGCAAGGCACACGGAGCTAACGACAATGGCTGAGTCACATAAGCGCTGCGAGCGCTGCCAGAAGAACCTTGCATGGTTCCAGATACTTGAGTCGGTACTGGAAGGCGAAAGCGACAATGACCCGTATGTCACCCTGTGCTGCGACTGCCTAACGCCGAACGAGAAGGCCGCTATCGACCGTGGTCGCGTACTGTATCAAGAAGCACAGGTGGCGCTGACAGGAGAATTGGTATGAGCGCAGCCAAGCACGACACCGCCAAGCCACGCCTGTCGCTTGTGCCGCCCCACTCACTCAATGCCGTCATAGACGTCATGGAGTACGGCGCGACAAAGTACGAAGCGCACAACTGGAAGGGCGGCATGGAATATTCCCGCTGCTTCAATAGTGCGTTCCGCCACATGTGGGCATGGTGGCGCGGCGAGTACAGCGATCCAGAGAGTGGGTTGCCGCACTTGGCGCATGCGATATGCGGCCTAATGTTTCTGTTGGACTGGCAGAAGATGGGGGTTGGAACTGACGACCGAGATAAGGTATCCTGATGGTCCCTCGTTAGGGGGCGCGTCCTGCGTTCGCTGGCTCACCCCGCTAGGGGTTGACCTATAGGTGCAACCGTGCTACCATGCGGTCAGTTAAACACAAGGAGGCCAAATGCAATACATTTCGCAGACCGTAAACGTGAATGCTTCTGGCGCGGGTAGCTACCTAAGCCCTATCCTTAACGGGAAGCTGTGGGGTTATCAAGTTGGGCGCGGCTCCAATCGCGCAGGCAACCTTGCCATTATGGCAATGAAGCCGTCATGGGCATTCCTCGTCAAAGACCAATGGCCCCTTGACCTGTCGCCTGCCAAGCCGGTTAAGATGCCCGTTGTTGATGACACGGGCGCGGTCGTTACTGGGCAGTACGAACAGTGCTTGCTTGTGGATGACACCATCGCCGTCAATCTCGTCGGCGGAACACCCAATACCAGTTTCACTATTGAGCTTTGGATTGACTAAAGGCTGAACTAGGGAGTCGCCGCGTGAACGCATACGAACCACTTATCTCTGCGCAAAAAGGCGCGGCAGAAGGCATTATCAGCGCTTCTGTGTTTTCTTCCATTGGCACCCTTGCGGGTATGCCATTGGACCAGTCAGCCGCCCTAGGGGTGGTTGGTGGTGCCATCATCGGTATTGTGAAGGCGTTCAGGAACCGTCGCAAGCAGCGCAGAAAGCGCGGGCTGTAGGATGGGTGGCCCAACATTTACGCTCGACATAGGCACGCTCGCGGTACTACTACTGAACACGGTGGGTCTTGCTGGTGCGTACTACAGCCTCACTACGGCAATTTCTCTTGTCAAGTCGGCTATAGCAGCCATCCACAACGATCTTGTCGAGATCAAGAAGAACGCACAGGACCGAGGGAAGCAGCTAGATCGAGTCGATAAGGCTGTGGCTATTCTCAGCGATAGAAGTGACCACGAACTCAAGGCTGGATAGCCATGCCATTCTTCCGTAACTTCATATCAGGTACCCCGACGCTGGTCGCTGGACTGAGCGCAGGTACGGCCACAGTGGACTTTGGCGCATTCCCCGGCAAGAGCGACGCATCGGTGGTGGTGACTGGACAGACTGGAATACTTGCAACTTCTAGGGTGACTGCGTGTATAGTAGCTACGGCGACGGACGACCATAGCGCCGATGAGCACTGGGTAGAGTCGATTCAGGTAACGCCGGGCAGCATCGTTCCGGGTGAAGGATTCACAATTTACGCACGCAACACGAGCGAGATTAGCGAACCCGGCCCATTCAGAATGGACCAATACTCACAGGTTGCCGCAGCGGGCAAGGGCGGTTCAGGTGTTACATCCTTCAGGCCGACACACGAACCCAAGGGCACACGGCTCTACGGGAAATTCACAGTCCACTGGCAGTGGGTTTAGGAGCAGTAAATGGCGGTTCAAGTTCAAGGCAACTCAGGTACGGTAGCAGAGGTAGACACAACCTCTCGCGCCCTTCGCGTCAGTCCGCGCACTGTGGATGTGGGATCTCTCGGCTCATATCGCATATCGCACTTGTCTGGCACGATGGCTGCGGGCCTTGCGGGTAACTCCGAGATCCTTCAGTTCCGCTGGTCCGACGCAACCCGCCTGTGTGTCGTTCACTCCGTGACGCTGGATGGGCTTAGCGGGTCCGCCACGGCGTTTGCGGCAGGGTTCGGCAAGGTGGATATGCTTATCGCTAGAAGTTGGACTGTGGACGGTAGCGGTGGCACAGCCGCCACAATCACGACGAACAACGGCAAGATGCGCACATCGCATGGCACCACGCTGCTTGGCGCTGTCCGTGGCGCATCCACCACCAACCTTACTGTCGGAACCAAGACGCTGGACGCACAGGCGGTGGGTCAGATTTCGCTGTCGTTCGGCACAGCAGCCAGCGTACAGTACGCGAACATCATCTCGCTTTTCGACGACAACAACAAGCACCCCATAATCCTCGCACAAAACGAAGGCTTCGTCCTGCGCGCAACCGTACCCGCCACTGGAACGTGGCAGTTTGGTGCGACTGTTACGTGGTCCGAGGTTGCGGCGTACTAAACAGGAGCACGAATCATGGCAAACTCAGACACGAACACCGAGGGGTTGGTACCGGGCGGTGCAGTAGCAGTCCATACGGCAACCCTTACGGCACAGAACACCTTTACCACGCCCGCAATCCTGCACGGCGACAACAACCTTGTTATTAGCGGCACGCTTGCCGCGTCAACGGTTGTAGCTCAGCGCAGCTTTGACGGAGGCACCACATGGATTGATGTGCCCGGCATGTCGTTCACGGCGGCAGAGCAGGGCATCATCAGCGAAGTCGAACCCAACGTATATTGGCGAGTTGGAATCAAGACGGGTGGCTACGGCGGCTCCGATTCGGTTGATATCCGAATCAGTAAGTAAGGGGGCAACCATGAGCGTATACAGAAAACTCTACACGAGTAGCCGAAATAGCGGCGGTGGTACCCTGTCCGAGCCGCTTGAGCTTGAGCAGACAGCCACCTCAAAGGTTGGCTTTCAGGCGGGTGTTGACTCCGAGAACGGCACAAAACAGGCGCTTGGCGGCGCGTTTGAGGCGTTCGCGCAGAGCGCCGATGGTAGCGACCGTGGTTCATCTGTGTTTCAAAAACTACAGAACGCTGTTGGCGACGCCTTCAAGGCATACCATCGCACAGCCGCTCTGTTGCGGACGACCTACTTCGACACGCCTGACCCCGGCAACTCGCAGGCGTACATGGCGTTTGGCAAGATGCTCGGCACCATCACGGGGCCATACACCTTCAACGGCAATACGGGTGGCGCTACCGCCGAGACGACCATTCTGACAGGTACCTTGCCGGCCAACACGGCAGCGCCGGGGCACAAGGTGGAGATTGCTGGATCTATAAACCTAGCCACCGTCAACGGCGCGGACACGCTTACGATCAAGGTTAAGCGCGGCGCTACCACACTCGCGACTGCTGCGGTTGTGGCTGGCGACGTTGGGCCTGTCGGTATTACCTTGAGTGACCTCTTTCAGTCTATTGGCGCAAGCGGAAACGCTTACAATCAGACCGGAATTGCAGGCAGCGCCACAAGCGATTCCGCATCTGGCTCCTTCTCCTTCGATACCACCACATCCAAGGCGTACACCGTCACGGCCCAGTGGTCTAGTAGCAATGCTGGCAATACCGCCGTGTTCAGCTTCCTACACATCAACTACAAGCTGGCGTAGGCCGCAAGGAATCCAATGCTTCACTGGCGCGAGTACGAGTTTTGTAAGCGTATTGCATCTGGCGAGGACCAGATTGATGCCATGAAGGCCGCGTTCGTAATCTCTAAGAAAGAGTCACGGGAGCGGTTGTCAGGGCTTATGTCTCGGGCAGACGTACAGGCCATGCTCGATTTCCTTACGGGCGAGATGGGTAAGTACGACGACGACGCCACGCGCCTTGTGCGGTTGCGCCAGTCCGCATATGACCTTGCATGCAACGAGGAACTGAAGCCGTCTGAGCGCGCATCCATGATGAAGGAATTCTCTCGGCTAACCAACGAGATTAAGAAGCAGCAGTCACGCGATGAGGAGGCCAACGAGAACGTTGACGCCCTTATCCGCGACCTAAAAGGTGCCAAGCGTGCCATAGAAAGTAAGGAGACTACCGATGAAGAAAGCGACCAAGACGACGAAGAAGAGCGGCAAAGGGAAGGGGAAGGGGTGCTAGGGGAATCCCTGCTAGACTCCATGTTCAAATGAACGAGCGACAGAAGCGGGCATATGAGTTCGTTGAGTCCTTTGAGGCGCTGAGTAAGGCAGACTTCCAGCGCCTTCCTTTACGTCGTCGCGACAAGATGATCGACGAGTACCTTACACAGAAGTGCATTACCGACTTCTGGACGTTCCTGCGCTACGTCTACCGCGATGCCATCCAGCACTACTGGCCCGCCCTCCACGGGCCTGCTGGCCTGTCTGGCTACCTCCAGAACTGGGATAAGCTAGACAGGCACGGGAGTCGTGTGTCGGTCGGCGTTAAGTTCATTGTGGTGTCCCGTGAATACTGTAAGACGCAGACCGGCATCGCATGGGATGTCTGGCAATGGGTGAACGACCCTAACAAGCGCGGCCTTGTGCGTGCCTACAACGACGAGAAGGCGGGCGAGATAGCCCGTACCTGCCGTAACATGATCGGCAAGGAATGGTTCCAGCGCCGGTTCCCGTGGGTGAAGCCCGCACTCGACAAGGGCAAGCCGGTCCTATGGAAGAACAACCAGTTCCTGCTCCAGCGTGAGGACATGCTACGCACCCCGTCAATGGAAGCGTGCGGCATGAAAACCGACCCTACCGGCGGTCACTTTGACTTCGGTCACGCCGACGACTTTGAGGTCCGCGAGAACACCAGCTACTTCGCAGACCGTGAGCGCATGGTCAAAACATGGCGTTCGGACGGCAACCTGTTCGTCGCTGGCTCCCGGCGCATCATGTGCGGTACGCCGTGGCACTCCTATGGCCTCATCAACGCGGTGTCGCAGCGACTCAACATCGAGGACATACCAGAGGGTGGCGACTTCCGCAACCATGAGTACGACCTATTCTGGCAACCGTGCTGCATTCCGCAGGAGTGGGCACCTATCGACATTCCAGAGCCGAAGCTGTATGACGACCGCAAGACTTTGCGTATTACCGGCGTTGAGCTACCGACCGACATACAAACCTGCCAAGCCAAGCTGACGTTCATTGACCCTATAGTCCACGATACCACCGTGGAGATTCGTGAGATTGTCCACAACGACCCATACACCCTGCGACTCAACCGCCCGATACCGGCGTACCTCGGTCAACCCCTCCACCTGTTCATAGGCAACGAGAAGCCTGCCGCGCCCAACCGTGTGACGCTGGATGTTACAGACTTGACACCTACCATTACCCATGAGAAGCCTAAGGTGCTTGCGGGGTACGACATATCGCGGTCGTCACTCCCAAAGAAGGAGCGGGACCAAGGGCCAATTATGTTCTCAGGGCAGATGAAGCTGAAGCCCATGTCTGCCGACTCGCTCATATTTAACGCAGACGACATTGAGCGCATCGACCTCAGCGAATTGCCAGATGGCCTAGATTACCGCGCCTGTGACTTTGCGACAGCCAGCAAGACAGCCGCCAGTAGCGTCATAAGCTATGGCCGCTGGACCAATCGAGACTTCGTTATCACCAAGGTGGTACGAAAGAACAAGATGTCCAATGCGGACAAGATCCTTGAGTTGGTACTGGGCGCAAGGAAGGCAATGCGCGACGGCAACCCGCTGCGCATGACGTTCTTTGAGAAGGCACAGATTGAGCGCACCCTGATGGACTACATTGATCAGGCGTGCCGCGACCCGCATGCCTACTTCAAGGCGCTGGGTGGCATATACGCGCGCATAGCTGACGCCGAGTTTTCGGACTCAGGCCCAATTATGTTCATGCGCCGTATCCTGCCTCGCTCGACAAGCTCCACAAAGAACATGCGTATCGCTGAGACTCAGCCGTTCGTAAAGGCTGGTTGTCTGAAGATTGTTAAGGGGTGCGAAGGCGAGGAGGCGTTCTTTGACGAGGTAGGCAGATTCACGATTGATAGCAACGACACGTTTGACACACTCGACACAATACGAGATATGGTGTCAGAAGGTAGACCTGTGGCACAATACGTTACGCAAGAACAAAGATCGCGTGGAACCGCATCCTATGATGATGCGCAGACAAGGGCGTTCAGCAACATGAATCCGACCGGCTATCGCGGGGGTGCATAATGGGCAAAAGCAAACTGACACCAAATCAAGTGGGACGACTTCAGGCCGAATGCCAGCAGGCCAAGGAGAACATGTCCACACGCCACGACATGTGGCGCACGGTACTGGATGAATACGGAATGCGCAACTACGGCGCACTTCGCAACGCCTTCAGCAACATGGCTGCATTTGACGACGCTGAGTTCATGGCATCCAACGCCCGTGTTCCCTACGTCAATCTGTATGTACGCAAAATGCTTGGCATGGTGGCACAGCGGAACAATGAGTACCTTTTGGACCCACGCAAGCCAGACCAAGAGAACATTGCTTCAGTGCTGGAGTTTGGGCTTGAGAAGGTCGTGGACAATATCGGCCTTGAGGACAAGATGGTGGAGGTGTGCTTGTGGGGCTTGCTGTTTGGCACCGGCATAGGCAAGGTGGGGTACGGTAGCGAGATGGTGTACGGACAAGTAGCGTGGTCGGACAAGAAGCCAGTTGGCGATGTGTCGGAGGACGACAAGGACCAGCCATACCGCGCCACCACAGAGCGAAATACCGCAATGTCTGAAGGCAACCCGACCATGAAGGTCATACCGACCTTTGATTACTTCAAGGACCAATCATCCCGCAGCGACGACGACCTACGCCGCGAGTACGTTCGGTATCGCCGTCTTCTCATGGATGCACGCATGGACCCTCGTTATAGCGAGAAGGGCCGCGAGGCGCTGGTGGGGTTCAGGACGCCAGACAACGAGTACCTTGGCGACGACTGGCGTGCAGACATGGACGACAACAACAACGACGAAGATGCCATGTACTGCTATGTGTGGGAGATCGTTGATATACCGTCTGGTATGTGGTGTGTAGTGGGCGAGAACGGGGAAGACCCACTTATCGACTGGACCCCGCTGAATCTACCCAAGGGCATGCGTAGCCCGTTCATCAAGTGCCGACTTATCCCATCTCCTGCTAGTTTTTGGGGCTTGTCGTATGCGGCACTGATGCTGCCGAGCGCCATGTCCATGAATGTCGTTAAAGCCCAAACCATCGCGCAGGTGTCTCGCGACGGTAAGAAGATTATCGGGTACAACCCGAACGCAGCCAACGATGCCGACACGTTCCGAAACATATTCCAGACAGCCAAGCACATGCAAGCCATTCCCATCAACAACCTTGGTGAAACGCCTGGCGCTCCATACAACATCATCGACTTCGGCGGTGTAAACCCTGAACTTGTGCGACTCCAGACCATGTTTGCCAATGACCTTGCACAAATCAGCCAGCTTACCGACCAAGCCCGTAACGCTAACGGCAGCGAACAGACCGCCACGGAAGCCAACATCCGCAATTCTCAGCAGCAGATCGGCGTGTCCGACCTGCGCTCCAGCTTCCAGAAGTTCCACAAAGATGTGGTTCGCGCCATCTGTCGCATCATGCTCAAGGAGTGGCCGCAGTCTAAGATGGTCAAGGTGATGGGGGTAGACCCTCGCGTCTACTTCTGGCTAAACCTCGACCGAAGCAACGTGTCGGACGAGTTCGACATCAAGATTGTCATGGGCACATCCGAACAGTCGGACCGCGTACTGATGCGACGTCAGCTTGGTGAGCTTGCGCCGACACTCCTCCAGATTACAGACCGCATCGAGCAGCAGAAGCAGCAGCAGGCCGCACAACAGCAACCGCCGCAGCAGGGTATGTCGCCACAACAGGCCGCTCCACAGTCTACAGTGAACCTTGAAGGGTTCCTTGAACTCCTGCTGGATCAGTACGACCCGAAGTTTAAGAACAAGATTCTGCGAAAGAAAGACCCGTTACAGATGGTCGTCGAGCTTGTTCAGGAACATGGCATGCAGAACATCAGAATGTCGCCCATGCTCCAAAAGCAGGTTGAAGCCTATATACAGTCATCCAACATGGGCATGCTTCAAGCCGAGGCGTCTGCGCAGGGCGGGGTGACACCGCAGGACAATGGAACCATGAACAATAATGACGGCCAGCCGTTCCAGAAGGCACCGAGTCCACAGTATGCGGGCATGCCGATGGCCGACAGTCAAGCGTTCCAGACGGGGCGCGCAGCAAGCGAGGCTAGTCAGTAATGCCACTCTATACCTTTCAGTGTGATGCGTGCGACGAGCAGTTTGAGGAGTTCTGCACAAGCAAGGATATAGGCAAAGCCGTCATTCCGTGTTCTGCCTGCGGGGCAAAGAAGGCTAAGCGGACGTACCACGGGAGGCGGGGTGTTGCGGTTGTACAGAATAGTCTTGACTACGACAAACACATGTGTGTTAGAATCAAGTCTGACAGGTGGCCCAAGGATAAGTATGGAAGGCCCGTAGTGAGCAGCCGCACAGATGAACGAGCGGTGCTTAGGCAGGTCAACATCGAGTCTAACGGGGCATCTAATCCGATTTCGCCATACGACCACTGATGGCATTCTTAGCCGACACGCGGGATTCCACAACGGAACAACCTTAGCGAGAAGGCAGAGAACAAGCAATGTGGAGACGAGGAACGAGTCATGTCTGAACAGTTTAATCAGCCGTCAGAAGACAGTAACTACGCGCCAGAAGCAGGCGATACCGGGTTCTTGGCAGAAGGCGGCACACAGCAAGCAACAGGCGATCTGTACGAAACCCTGTCGGCTTATGGTGTGCCCGATGATGTCAGGGAGCAGGTAAAGTCCGCAGCGCTTCGCCAAGACGACTACACACGCAAGACGCAGGAACTCGCAGACACACGCCGCGCACTTGAAGCCCAGCAGATGCAGCTTAATCAGCTTGCAACGTGGGCACTCCAGCAGAATAGTGCTGGACAGCAAGGCCAGTCATACGAGAGCAACTTCGACCGTGCGTGGAAGGACATGGTGAAGGATGGCAACGAGGAGCAGGCCAAGCCGATTCGTGCATTGTTTGACGCAAAAGACGCCGACGCAGTCGCACGCATCCGCCCACTGGAATTGCAACTCGCTCAGTATCAGGCCAAGGAGGCGTTTCAGCAGGAGTACGAGACTACGGTGAAGCCGTATTTCGGAACCCATCTGGACACCTTGTGGAGAGATGCTGAGGCCGTATCGATGCAACAGCTTCAGCAAGGTCGTGTGGTAACTCCTATGGCGGTGATCTCCCAACTCGCACCAGAAAAGCTACTGGAGGCGGCCAAGAAGGCCGCAGCCGGGCAGCGAAACACTGGATTGCCTTCCGAGGGGATGGTCAACTACCGCCAAGAACAGCCCGTGGTGGGCGCAGTCGGCAAGCCGCAAGGCGACCCGAGTTCCACCGCAAACATCTTGAAGGAAGTGCAGGCCATGATGAACCGAGGAAGGCCGTCCGCATAAGGATGACCAATCATGGCAGCACCCGCAATCAAGGACACGACGCTGACTCAGTTCGTGTCCAACGTCCAACGGGCGTACTGGAAGAAGAAGCCGGAAGACTTCGTTACTCCCAAGCGCCCGCTCTGGAAGATGTTCAAAGACAAAGGCCGCATCATCACGGAGCCTACCGGCTTCGGTCCTGAGCGTACCTTCATCACCGAGACGCCGACCAACATGATCTTCATGTCGCAGTCGGACCGCATCGGCACCTACGCGGAGACGCCGTTCGACGCCAAGACCACTTCCCAGTGGGACTGGATCTACGGCATCAACTCGTACACCATCGACAACTACACGAAGAACAACAGCCGTGGCGAGTATGCCCTTGTGAACTACATCAAGGAGCAGATGGACCAGACGGCTGAGGGCGTTCGTGGCGTTCTCGAAAACGACCTGTGGTACGGTCGCACCAAGGGTTCCCACACCATGTGGGGCTTGCGCCAGCAGCTTGCGTTCGACCCGACCCTGAACCCGACCACTGTTGGAAACCCCAGCGTGGCGACGACCGGGCAGGTCGGTCGTGTGGACCGCAGCAATGCGACCTACGCGATTGCGCGCAACCAGGCCACCAACTTCAATGCGGCCTACCGCACTGTGGAGTATGGCGGACAGTACACCACCATGTTCGATGAGGGCGAAAACTCCCTACTTGAGCAATGGTGGGACTGCACCAACACCGGCGACGGTGAAGCGCCTGATGTCATTGTGGGCAACCGCTTCTTCTTCCGCTACTGCCACCGCCTGGCGAGCGAGAACAAGGGCACCGTCTACTACGATACCGCCAAGACGCATGAGCTTGGCGTTGAAACCTTCACGTTCATGGGTGCGCCGATCATCCGCGACGACAAGGTTCCTGACGACCCGAACAACAGCGGCTATGGCGTTGCCATGCTTCTGAATACGGGCACTTGGGAATGGGTCTACGCGAATGGCCTTCAGGGTAAGTGGAGCGAGCCTGTTCCTGTGTCGAGTGGTCAGACGGCGGTGCGCTCGGACTATGAAGTCCAGTACACGCTTATCTGTAAGCACCCGCGCAAGAACGGCATCTTCTACGGCGTCCAGAACCAGTCCAAGAACCCGTAAGGAGAACCTGACCAATGAAGAAGATCATCTCTGGCGATGTAGCTGGCAACCAGCTTACCACCGTCTACAACTCCACCGCTGCGGAAATCGGTCAGGGCATCCCTGTCCAGGTCGACTTCTCCAGCACGAACGTACTGGGGGTCAAGCCGTGTGCGGCCCCTGGCGCGCTTGCCGATTTCATCGGCGTGACGCAGAACTCCATCGCCGTTGGCAAGGTGAGCGATCAGGTCGTGTGTGCCGGGTATACCAGTGCGGTTGTGCTGGCTACGGCGACCACCACGGTTGGTTCGTTCCTCTACCCGGTAACGGTTTCTGGCAACACCTACCTCAAGGAATCCAAAACCCGCACGAACATCACTCTGCGCGAGAACATCACCGCGTCGAGTGGTAGTCGCTTGCTGGCGAATGTGTTCATTGCTGGTGGTGAAACCGACCGTCAGACGGAGCGCCTTCGCCACGATGTGTGGCCGAATCCTGCGGTTGCCACCGTGGCGGCGGTCCATGCTGCCAATGCGAGCAGCGGATCTGTTGTGACTACGGTAACGACTGGGTTCACGAACCCTGACTTCCCGCGCAACCTTTCCGTTACGCCTGCGGGCACCACGGCAGACGTTGCGGCCATGAGCGTGACTGTCACTGGAACCGATGTCTACGGCGCTGCGCTTAGCGAGGACTTCGCGTTCTCCGCCAACGCCGCCACGGCGACGGTCGGCAGCAAGGCGTTCAAGACCGTGACCGGCATGTCGATTCCCGTACAGGACGGCAACGGCGCTACGTTCTCTGTGGACACCGGCAGCAAGCTGGGCCTCTATGACCCCATCCAGCACACCACTCTCTGCAAGGCAGCTTTCAGGGACGGCACGCTGGAGGGCACGCTTCCGACCCTCACGGGTTCGACTGCGGGCGCGGCATCGCTGGTTGCGACCAGCACGGCCTTGCTCAATTCGGCCCTCAACAGCACGCAGGTGGACGTTTACTACGTCGCCTAGTTGAAACGCGGGCGGGGTGCCTTCGGGTGCCCCGCCCAACCTAAACTCTGTGGGGAAGCCCTATGGCAGCCGTAGACGACACAGCCGCAATGATCGACTATCTGGTCGTTCGATGGAAGAAAAGCGACGCCACGGCCCGTGCAACCCTGTTGAAATGGCTTCAGGACGCAGAGGACAACACATGGAACGCCGATGACTGGTGGTTCTCTCGCGATGAGGCTGCCCTTACATGGGTCAGCGGCACCGCAACACTAGTCTCTCCGTCTGGCACCGCCGCCATTATCCACATTGTAGACCATAACGGCGCGGCCCTCGACCACGTTCCGTTTCCGACTTTTACTTCCTTGTACCGAAGCGATACCACTACCACCGGCATCCCGCAGGTCTGGACGGTGGACTTTCGCACAGCGGCTACGGGCGTGTTCACCATGCGGTTCTGGCCCAAGCCCGACAGTAACTATGCGGGCAAGGTGACGCGCAAGATCGCACAGCAGACGCTTGTGGATTCTAGCGGCAATACCAGTTACGTCCCGCGTGAGTACCGCAATGCCCACATGTACTACGCCCAATGGCTTATGGCTGAGGATGAGGGCCAAGCCAACGAGGCGCAGCTATGGAAGGGTCGGTACGATGAAGTGCTTAATGCAATGCGCATGGAGAACATGCGGCAACGTGGCGAGGTAGCGATCCGATGAGTACATTGAATGACCATCTGAGAAATCTGCTCGACGAAGTGCCGGGGGTCTCTGCGCGTGACTTCCTGAAGTCATGGAATCGCGAGGTCAGATCCGTATGCCAAGAGCGCAGGTGGCGCGACCTTCGTACGCAGCGACAGTTCCAGATCGGCGCAAACACCTTTCAGGGGACCGGCATAACCGGCTTGCCCTACAGTACGGGGACTGTTGCTGGCACATACGCAACTACATCCTTGACGGGCGCAGGCGGGGCCAACTTCCTTGGTGAGTGGAACGGCCTTAACTCCCTTCAGATTCTTATTAACGGCAAAGACATCTACGATGTAGTTTCAGTCAATAGCGCAACAGAGACACTTACCGTCTGGCCCGCACTCAGAACGACCTACACCGGAAATCAGTACCAGATATACTGGGTTTCGTCTGCTCCGCTACCCACAGACATGATGGGTATTCGATGGATTGGCAAGCTGTCTGACTCTGGCCGTAGCGAATTGCGACTGGAGCAGCCACGCGACTATATCATGGACCGTGTTGTTTCAGGTCAGCCATTCATCCAGATGACAGATTCAACCGCGTCGGGTGAGTATGTTGTCCATTACTACCGAGATCCAATAGCGGCGACAGGGATGGGCGACACGCTCGACCTCCCAGAATATGTACAAGACCTTGTTTACTGTAGACTACTGCTTCGCTATATCGACCGAGCCAGCATGGATCAGGGCATTAAATCCTACATGCACGCCGAGGCCAAAGATCGTATTGCCCGTGCCAAAAAAGCCGCTATCTCCTACGACGAAACGCAGGAGCGGGATGAAGGGATTAACGAGAGTACGCTATGGACCCGAAGCCAATTTCGCACGCTGAGGTAATCGCTGGGTTCAAGGGCGAGAACACGGTACTATCCGATCTTGTCCTTGCACCCACTGTATCGCCTGATGCACGTAACATTGACTACCGCGACGGAACCATCCGTAAGCGGAAGGGTTTTGCACGGGTGAATGAGAACGCATTCCTTCCCGGTTCCCTTCTGTGCGACGATGCTACCGGAATGAGTCATACGAAGATTGCGGCATACAACTTTGCAGGCGCGTGGCGTATCGATTTCCTTCTAAAAATCCTTGAATTGCCACCTGCGGAATCAGTGATACTCGACGCTACCAACGGAACAACTGGGTTCAAGATAGCCATTAACTCTGGCGGCAGCTTCAAGTTCTACATTCGCGACGGCGTAGGGACCAACGTCACGCAGACTGGTGTGGTCGGCATTGCACAGCTAAACGGGTTCCACTGGTGCAGCTTTTATTACGACCCTGCACAGGTAGGGTTTGAAGCAGGATTCTCTGTCATTCGTTCTGGCGCTTCAGACCAGAGCACATCCAACTGCACCGGGCACACCATCAGTACCCGCGCTACTTGGAACTGGTACGCCAGTCCTGACGGCAAGTGGCTTGTGGACGAGATTCGTATATGGGCTGGGTATGGCGTCTCTGCGCCAGAGAATATCCAAACCACAACCTCTGGCATAGACCCCACCACTGCCGGACTTGTTGGCTACTACAAGTTCGACACGGTAGCGAGCGCGGGTGCTGATAGCGATAGCAACGCCAATACCGGCACCGTGGCGGCACGCTCGTATGACCTCTCCGGCGCATATAGCTACGCCTCATACAACCCGCTTGTCACCGGCCTACACCCCGTGGATGTGAGCGGCACCTATAGCAAGGTGCTCGTTACGTCGCCCCAGTTTATATCGCTGTACGATGCCGCATCCGACACCATAAGCTACCTGCGTAGCCTCAACTCGTCCACCAATAACCGATGGACCCACGACGCACTCAACGGCATTACCGTGCTGGTTAACGACGGGCAGGACAACTACCGTTATGACCCAACCAATGGGCTTGCGGTGCTATCTCCGTCTACCTTCTCTGGTGGCACTATAGGAACAACCGCTGGTGCCACACCTGATGGTGGTGCCGGTACCTATTCCTATGTGCTTCGGTGGCGCAACTCGCTCACAGGCGACGAGGGCGCAATAGGGAGCGTGTTGACACAAGCGTCGGGCGCTGCATCCATCCTTATCTCTGCCATACCAACCTCCACAGAGCTTGGCGTGGATAAGGTTCGCATCTATCGCACAACCGTGGGTGGCAGCGCATTCTACTTCCTTGCTGATATAAACAACGGCACCACGTCCTACACAGACAACGGCACCGCGCTGTCCAGTACTTTGTACGACGAGCGGTACGGCAAAGCCCCTGCCGCCTCGTGTGTTGCCAACTTCAACAACATGATACTCTTGGGAGACGAAAGCACGGTCTACGCATCAGAAATTGGAAGCACAGGGAGGCACTATGCGTTCAATACGATCACACTCGGCAATGGCGACGGCGGTAAGATTTCTGCTTGCATCGCGGTATCTGGTGTGTGCGTATTCTTCAAGACCAACGGTATCTACGCAGTCAATGGCTACTCCCCCACCGGACTGTCGGCACAGAAACTCTTTGCTGGACAGGGCGCGGTCCATGCGTCTGCGGTATGCGCCTCAGATGAAGCGGTCTACTACCTCACGCAAACGGGTATTTGTAGACTTCCTCTCCCTGTTGGCCAGGGCGCGCCTGAAGAAATAACCGTACAGTCCCATCGCTCCCTGTTTGAATCCTT